TTGACCAGTGGTCGTTGAACCAGCACCCGCAACAACATCAGCACAGTTGCCGATGTTCGTCTGGGCGGGAGTTCCCGCAGACTGAACTTTATAAATGATGAATGGATCGTCATAGATGTAAGCTACTATGTCCGAACCAGTCGTCCCTGAAGCCCAAAACTCTTTATAGATATAAGCTCCCGTGGAGTCTGTGTAGGAAACTCCAGCAAACACACCAATGTTGTTCACCTCAGTAGCAGTGTGAGGCGTAACTTGGCCATTGGCATCAATAATGCAGAGATCACCCGTAAAGATGTTTTCTGCAAGACCCGATGCAATGGTGTATTTGTTTGCACGAGGAGCACTACCACTCATGTGGCGAACTGGGACGAACCCAAAAGCGGCATCTGCATTTGCCATTTGTTCACTCCTTAATCATGAGTTTAATCATCCATGACCGGAACATTCCGACCTTGGCTAGTTGTGCTTGTCCGATCCTGATGAATCGGAATCCCGCCGTTTCTTCCTAACGCATCAAGCTCTCCAGGAATTGACTCGTTCTGCTCATCAGATTTGCCGCGATAGTACTCTTTCATCTTATCGAAAGTATCTTCTGGCATTTCACAAAGAAGCATTCCTTCAACACCTATCGAACCTGCCCACTGCCCATGATTGATAGTTGGGTATCTCTTATCATCCACTGAGTCTGCGGGACGAGGATTCCAGCCAGCACGCATACGCTTATACACATTGTCTGGAGTTTCTCTACCCTGAATCGAAGTAGCAATCCACCGTTGAATCATTCCTGGACGGGGCTCAGGAGCATCCAACAAAGATGGTGGTTTCCATGCAGTATCAGGCCTAGCCTCTTCTACACGAGTTGACTTACGAGATTGATTCGCTCTAACATTTCTTGCTTCAGCCATGATTAGCTCCTACTCTGCTGGTTTTTGATTTCAGCTTCGTATTTCTTGAGGGCACTTTCATCAGTGATTCCAAGCTCTCTTGCCATCCGCAATTGATCGTTAGAAAGTTTCACTCGATTGCCCTTGTAAACCGGAGACCCACCTGCAGTTGGTGCTACTGGAGATCTGCTTTTTGGTTTCTGTTTTACAACAGGCTCGTCGTCAGATGAGTTTAGCTCCGGAAACATTTTATGTAAACGACTATTTAGCATCGAATAATATTCCGGTTCGTCTTTGTCGACACCTTCAAGGTCTAATTGAACATCTATTGAACGAGCTGCAGCGGTTTCTCTCTCAAATCCTGGAGAGTTAAACCACTTGTTTTGTTGCCACCAGCGCATTGCCAATTTTGGAGTTGGCTCTGAAGCCTCTTGCCTTTGTGGTTGTTGCACTGGTCGAGGCTGTTGTCTTTGCATCTCTGCAACTCTTACAGCAGCTCTCATATCAGCAAGCTGTTCAGTAAAGTTCAGCTGTGCTTGTGTGTCGCCTTCCTCAACAGCTTTTTCTAAAGCCTGACGAGTTTCCTGATAGCGTTGTTGAAAGGCGTTGTTGGCTTGATTCTGTGCCGTCTGTGCTGTGCCTTTTTCCAGACGCTCAATGCGAGCACGCAGCTGGTCATTTTCTTCTTGCTGCCTACGAGCATTGATCTCTGCTTCTCGTCTTTGATTGACGAGCTTTTTTATGCGCTTTTGAACTTTCTCACCATACTCAGGTTTTTCTTCTTTAGGCTCTTCTGCCTTTTCTTCTTTGGGAGCCTCTTCTTCAGGCTCTACGATTTCAATTTCGAAATCTCCTTCAGCACCAGCTTTGCGCTGAGTTTCTTTGATCTCGCTCTCGATCTGCTCAAGAGCTTCATTAGCTTCTTCTGCCATGGTGGCGTCCTCCAAGAAATTCGCCAATTAAAGGTATGCTGAGATCGTCACACCTTCCGGTATGACAGAGGTTACCTCATCATCATTCAAGAGCAGGAGCTTGACATCATTGATGACAACTTTCTGCCCAGCATATTTTCCATAGGTTACTTTGTCACCCACTTTTGGGAATGTGCCTTTCCAAGCTGTGCCTGTATCACGATCCCTGTAAGCAAGATCTCCCATAGCAAGGACAGTTCCATTTGCTGTGAGATACTCTTCATTGTCTTGAGATTGTGATGGCAGGTAAACGCCGCCACTCGTTTGAGTTTTGACTTGTGCAGCTTGGACGAGTATTTTCCAACCAACAGGTCTGGGCAATTGGTGAGAGCCTATGGATGCACTGCTTTCTTCATCAGTGTAGATTTTAGCAACTTCTTCATGTTGACGAGACATGTCATTCGTCCTCTTCATCTAGAGTTTTTACTACTTCGTCGATTATCTCACAGGCTTGCTCTAAGCCTTCTGCGATTCCGACGTTCTTCTGGTATGATTGAAAGTCGCTCATGCGACCTTCAACCATTTCACTCGCGATCGTCTTCTTCTGGTCCAGCATCCTCTTTTTGATCGACCTCAGTAGGTCCGCTACTGTCATGATTGATCTCCACTTTTCCGCTGACTCCAGTTACGAAAACTTCAACGTCTTTGTCGTCCATTTAGTATCCTTTCTTTTTACCTTTTTTCTTCATTGGCTTCTTTTTCTTCATTGGCTTCTTTTTCATTCCATGTTTCATTTTACTAGCTCCTTTCATTAAAGATGGAAATGACGTTCTGTTCATATTTGATCTCTTCCAGAGATGTCTGGCGACAGGCTTGCGTCGTTTGGATCATAATCAGGACTTAAAATATCTACAATTCCTGAAGTTATGTTTTGACCCACATTTTGAACTGTCTGGCCAACAACGCTGCCTGGAGCGCCTGTAATATTTTGACCGACACTTTTGCCAGTGCCTAGCATAGAAAGAGCATTTACAGCTGTTGACCCTAAGCCAAGTGGAGTAAAACTCAAACCTAAATCAATAGCTGTTGGTATAGGATTCGTAATAGCGTGATAAAGATAATCACCGATCATAGAAAATATGTTTGTGTCTTCTGATTTTTTTTCGGGAGGACTTTGTGGAGGAGGTGTCGCTATGGGCTGCCTAGAGTATTTCTGTATGTTGGCCAAAAGAGCCTGTGTTCCAGGACTTTCTCCTGGAGGAGGAGCAGAAGTAATATTTTCTTTGGTTCCTGGAGGATCATCTGGAGGAGGTCCAAAAGCAGGATTGCTAGATAGCGCGACTCCTCCAGGACCTTGTGGGCCTCCAGAGCCAGCATTAAACCTTCCTGAGTAAAAATTAGGACCAACAGTTATGGCTGGAGGCAAGTCTGGAGGCAAGCCAGAAAGTGGATGACCTGGAGGGAAGTTTGATGCACGCTCTTGTTCAAGATCAGGAGAGTCACTTGAGTCAGGGCCAACATCTTCTGAGGTGTCAGGATCGTCAGGATCTTCTCCATCAGGAGTTCCACCTTCATAGAACTCAAGCATGCCTGTCATTGGATTGACAGATGCGCCATCAGTCATTTGATCCAGAAGCATTGCCTCTTGAGGGTTGATGTGAGCGAGAAGTGTGTCACCATACCTACCCATGCCTTGAATATTTTGAGCCGCCTGTTGAACATCAAAAAGAGGTATCTGACGGAAGGCACCCATCGATTGCGTAATATCTTTCATTCGCTTGCCTCCTGTTCAAGTTGGGACAAAGCTCCAGCGGAAGCAGGAACACTTAAAAACTTGACGAGATCCTTGAGAGCTCCAATTGGTTTGCTTTTGTCATAAGGATTTTTCTCGCTGTAAACCTGAATTTGTTGGTTGTTTAAATCACTTAACAATCTGGTCTCAGGTTTATAATATGGTGGAGAGCGTTCTGGAATAAATTTTACTAATTGATCTGGCTCGCCTAGTGCAGCTAATGCCCTTGACCTATGGCGGGCATCATGACCTACAATCTGCGCTATATCATTAGAAGGATAATTGTATGAGAAAAATGGAACATCTGAGTATTTAATTCCTGATCTTCTCATATCAACATATTTTTTTACAGTTTCATTAACCATGTCACGAATATAAGGATCATCCATAGGTATTTTTGCTGCAGCTCTGCGGAAGGTGTCTGGATCAATCAAACCAAGATCTGCCTCTCCTCTTTTTGCTTCTGTAAGTGCATAATAGAGAGGTCTGTCTTCATATATGTCAAACATCTGAGGTGCATTTTTATCGAGGTTTATGAGCTTCTGGCCCATATCAGATGCAACTTTTTCAGGAGTGTCTGTAAGGAAACTCTCAGAAAGTTTCCTCGACAAGCTCTCAACCCAACGGACAGCATCACCACTCAGACCTGCAAGAATTTTTTTACCTGCTGACATTAGTTGCTTTGCCTTTCGGTAAATCGCTTGGGTTTGTTACGTTCGGGGAGTGTAAAAGCCTTTTTCATCGGTGTGACGCTATTCTCACCAAAAAAAGACGAGTACCTTTCAGGATCAATCTGAAAAATTTCTCCAGGCTCAACACTTTCAATAAAAGAAAGCAAGCCACCATCAGGCTCAAGAAGTTCGTCCAGGTGATCATATAGTTCTTCAGGTGGTAAATAATCACCAGGGATTTTAGAAAATTCATCATGGATTTGTTTGTTGGTTGCGTCAGGAAATTTTGCTTTCATCTCAGCAATCATATCTCGGATGACTTGGACATGGTGCACATTCATATTGTTTGACAAGATATCACCCTCATCAGAACTAAGGTCACCAACAAAGTCGCTGAATTTATATTCATCAAGCAGAGGAACGTCATCAACTCTTCCCTCTTTTTTGACAATATCTTTTGCGTCTTCCACTGTTTTGGCGAATGTGTTTAAAGAGCTAAAATCAAATTTTCTCGGGATTACTAATTTTGCTTTTTTAGCCACTTCTGGAACTATTTTTGGAAGTGGAATTTTCGTTAATGGGAGTGTTGACAAAGCTCCTGCTGCTAATGCAGAGCCTCCTGCCTTTTTGACAAATTCTCTGCGAGAAGAATCAACTGGGGCTGGTGGTAAACTTTTTTTATTGCCAAGCGACTTTAGAAAATTTAGTGCTGGGCGAGCTATTGCTTTGGTTAAAGGATAAGCTTCTGCAACACTTAAAAGACCACCAGCAATAGCACCAGCAGTCTCCAAACCACCTTCAGCCTCTTTGTAATCTCGAGCAGCCTCTTGGCCACCATAAACTAGGCCCATAGGTGTGAAATCAGCAACGCCGATCTCGAATGGCAAAGTTGCTCCTGGGCCACCAAGCAAATTTGATGCTTGCTGATATGCTCGTCGGTCTGATATGCCTAATGCTGACAACTTTTCGGCAAGAGCTGTTGTGTGTCTCTCCCGCATTGTTGGCTCAGCATCTGTAAGCTGACCTTGGTCTGCGATGTAATCAGCAGCATCTTGCGTAGGAATGTTAAGTTCCCCAGTAGAACGAAAAGCTCCGTATCTTTCAGCCATCATACTTGCCCTGCAGAAAGTTCTCGAGCAAGGATCTGCAGAGTTTCTTGAAAACCTTTGTCAAGTTCCTTTGCAGCCTTTGCAAACTTTTTAGGGCTAATATCATTAGAGGTCAAGCCTCTGCGCTCCAGGAAGCTTTTGGCTGCGCGGATCTCTGCGTTGGCTACTTTTTTAATCGATGCTTTTGCCATTCTCTTCACCTATCATATTCAGAGCTCCGTAGCCAACAGGAATTGATGCAAGTATATTTCCTGACTTGGCTTGTTCTGGGTCAAACTTGGCATGAACAGATCTTACATCGCCTTTGTCTGGATAGAAAAGGCCAACCTCAGTTTCTGTTGGCTTAAATCCTCTGAAGCCTGATTCTTTTAATTTAGAATAAAATTCATCATTTGGCTCTCCATAGTGAGCGTTTTCCATCACTTCATTAACATCGTACTTAAAGTCGTCAAAGCTAATATCAGATCCTATATCTTTATAAAGGCGTTCAAGGTGCTCTTGATTTTTAGGGTCGAATAAATCGCTCTCTTTTATTTTAACCTCATAAAGAGACGGAACATTGCCATATTCATCCATTAGTTCTTTTGCTTCTGGTGAGCTTCTTTTAACTGGAGCCGACACATAGTTTTTCTGAAGTGTTTCAAAAAGATCATTAATATAAGAACGAGCTTCATCTTCTGATGTTGAAAAAAATGTAGCACCACTCTCCTCAAAACCTCCTCTGGGCGACTCTGCATATGGATCAAATTTTTTGATGTCTGGGGTTGCTGACCCATGATAGTATGTTTTGTCACTAAAACTTTTCAAGAAATCAGCTGCACTTTGAATGCTGCCCTTAGCAATTTTTTTAAGAGCTGCCATATCACCAAGCTCTGCAGGACCAGTAACGTGCTTTTGTTTTTGGTCCAGGGTTATCACAGTTGTGACGGGATCGGAAGTTGCTTCTCCTGCCTTTCTGATTCTTTTTAATTTTCATATTCGGATCACCGAATGTGACACGTTTGACTCTGTCGCCATCCTTGACATAAACGACAGACTTCTTCTTGCCATAGCTTGGCTCGCCTTTGCCAATGCGACGAGGTTTGTTGAGTGTGACTTTACGACCTTTGTACGTTGCCAACTTTCTCTTCCTCTTCAGCATTCTCGCCTGAACAACAAGGCGATATATTTATCCCACATCTGATACACTGACTATGCCCATGAACTTCGACAACCTGTTGGACAGATGAGCAGTATGGGCAATGCACTTTCTCCAACATTTATTTCTTGTGCACCTTCTGAACTTCAAAGCTAGCCTTTCTGCTAGAACCTTTGTGAGACTTATAACCTGTGGATGGATCTTTCATCAGCTTGTAGCCTTTGCCAGACTTCATCCAGTGGAAACCTTTGGGAGCAGAGACAGCTTTTTTCATTTTTTCTTCCTCTTTCTTTTTGATGCCTTTTGTGCTGCCTTAAACTGAGCATCTGTTGGAGCACCTTTTGATCCAGGCTTCCTAGGCTTTCCACCACGCTTACGTTTGGCGCGTATGTTATCCCAAAGTCCAGGCCTTTTTGTCATTTCTTCTTAGCCTTCTTTTTGCCACCTTTCAAGAGATCAGCATCAGCCTTTCTTGCGCCACCTTTGCCTGTGGCAAAAGATCTAACACGACCAATGGCCCAAGATGTTGGTGTTTGTCCAGGACGAGATCCGGAAGAGTAATATGCACCCATGCCTCTCTTGGCAACTTTTCTTAGCTTTTCCTTTGATATCCCAGAAGACTTGCTATACTTGGATATGGCAGCTTCTAGACCACCACCTTTTTTAGTTTTTTTTGCCGGCTTTTTTGTAGCTTTTTTTGACATTTTTTGACCTCTGTTTTGCGATACGGTCCATCTCAGCTTTGGTAAGGGTTCCTTTTCTATATTTCTTCGCAGTTCTTTTTATTTCAGACTCTTGAGCTTTTGGGTTCTTGGAGCCACGAACATACTTTACATTAACACCACGCTTGGTTTTTGGTTGTTTGGCAAACTTGCGCTTTGGCATCACTTCTTTCCTTTGTATCCAGAGGCACGTATTGCTCTGCCTTGACGTTCTGCTGCTGCCTTAGTTTTGTAAACCTTACCAGACTTACCCCACTTGTATCCACCCTTGACCTTACGGACTGGCATCACTCCTCAATTACCTCTGCCAACAGTCTCGCCCATGAGCTCATTGAGGCTTCCAGGCTCTCGCTCTTCCATCTTTAACAGCTCTTGTATTTTATCATCAACATCGATGTTATCAGTTTTAGGTGCAATGTCGCCCATCGAGACAGAAAAGGCTTTGTTCATTTTAGGAATGCCAACTGTAGCAACTGTGCCATCAGGAGACAAACCCATAACCATGCCTTCAAGACCACCAATGTCCTCAGTTAAATTTTGGTTTGTTATGGTTACTGCATCACCTTCATTGATGCCTTGATTGAGTCTTTTGATAGCACTCATTAAAGTGTCGCTCAATGCCCCAATAGCTTTTGATACTCCAGGCATCAGTATCTTCCTTTGATCTCTGGACCGCCATGGCCAAGCACTTCGTCAATGAGGCCAGTCATGTCGCCGCCACCATGCATCTTGATGACCTTGACTTTCATGTCTTCGCCTTCTTCCTCTTCCTCTTCTTCGCCGACACCATATTCCATCTGGTGGCATATCAAGAGGAAGTTTACAAGCTGATCGTCGGAGAGCTCCAAGCCTTCAGTGTCATGGGCAAAGCCCATTTTCTCCATGAAAAGATCTGCGTTGTCTTCCATGTTCTCTACATTGATTTCAGTCATTAGCGTTGTCCTCTCATCATTCGTAATTGTTGCATTTCAGCATCGGTCATTGCACCGCCAGTCTGTGGGGATGGAGCCATTGCTTGCATAACTCTTTGTGATCCGGTTTGTGGACCACTACCACCCATGCGAGATTTTATTGCCTCGATCTGCTGCTGAAGGTATTGAGCTTTGCCTTGCTCAGTTGACATGTTATAAGGTGTGCCACCTTGGGGTGTTGGAGGAGGTGTGTTTGGGTTTTTGGGCAAGGCTCCAAAGTTCTGAGGCTGAACTGGCTGTTCTGCACCTGTCATTGCGCCTTGACCTGTCATTGCTTGCTGCTGCAAAATAGCATTGATGGTTGCGATCTCGTTTTCAGTTAATTCAGCCATCGATCTGCATCTCCTGTAATTTTTTCTCGCGTTCAAGTTGCAGCTCTGCTTCGAGCTTTCTTACTTTACCTTGCAGCTCTGCATTGACCTTGGCCATCTGTATGTCCATATCAGTCTTGGCCTTGGCTTTGTCAATCTCGATGTCGGTCTTAGCCTTGGCCTGAGTTGCTTGGATGTCTGCTTGAGTGCGAGCCTTGAGAGCTTCAGTTTCAAGCTGGGCAAGCTGTTGAGCATATTGCATTGGATTGTCGCCTTTGCCCAGAGACATCAATCCTCGGATCTCTTGCATGATCGGAGCTTGTTGGACAACCTGAGCAGCTCGCTGGCTGATCGTCAGATCAAGTTGCGGATCAATATCATCGAACTTGAACTTGGGATCACGCAGATCTGGCAGTGCCGGAAGACCAACACCAATGCTTGCCTGCATGCGAGAACGATACAACAGCGCGATGTGCTCTGCTATGTGAGCAATCAATATCGGCTGAAGAGCCTTGGTTATCTTTGAACCACCCAGAGATGGATCAGAAAGAAACTGTGAGTGAACGGCGATGTGAGCTTCATGATCCTGATCAGAGAAAGCCTTGATTGGCTTGCCATACATCACAGACATGTTCTCGTCAACAGGATCTACTCGTGCAGCTTCTTCAGGCTCTTTCAATATCTCATCAATGTTCGGAACACGGATGGCTTCGTACATTCTTTTGTAGGCTTCGTATTTGTCATGAAGCTCTGGAGCAGAATTGGCCATCTGAAGAATGGCTTGAGCCTGAGCAATGCGTTGTGCTGTCGAGAAAATGTTTGGGTCGCTGACAGGAATAACATCTATGCGCTCATCAAAGTCAGCTGCAAAGATAGTTTGGCTCGCGCCTGTTACAGAAAACTCAAAAGATTCCGGCAGGTACTCTGCATTCAACTCAGCGAGCAGCTTGAACTCTTGACCTTGCGAGTAGTGCAACCTTTTGTGGATGGCTGAAAATGATTTGCTGCCTTGCTCAATCAAAGCAACTGTCGAGCCAACAGGTGCACTTGGATTAGCGTCGCCAACATTCAAGTCAGCAGTCGATGCAAACCTCTGGCCAATCTCAGCCATGTATCCAAGCATCTGGAATAAAACACCGGATGGCTCTTTGAATGGCAGAGGCATAACTGCCTTCTTGACATCATCAACTGTGGCATCAAGGTCGATGAACTCTCCAGGATTGACATCAATCTCGCCGCCGGAAACTCTGCCCTTGAGCTTGAAGCCACCTTGCATGTTAGCGAATGCAGCTGAGTCAAGCAGTGCACGCAATGCGCCAGTGGCTGCTTTGCCTAGGCCTCCGATAATATGATAAAGGCCAAAGCCATAGAACCCAAGACCAGGAAGGAACTTATAGCTGACGAACCAATCGCGCCTTTGTTTGCGCTCGTCATCTTGCCTCCAGTTGCGACGGATGCTAACAATGGTTTCAGAATCATAGTCAACAGTGACGACATAAGGCAAAGCAATGGCATCCTCGTCATCTTCACTTGCGCCATCAACACCATCAAAGCTCTCATAGACGTGCATCTCGAGGAGATTCATCAGTTCGTCTTCTGATTCGTCTCCATAGGAATCAAGACCTTCAATCTCTGAGGAAGTGTCCTCTGTCAGATCTCCTCCACCGCCAGTATAATCAACAGGCATATACCAGCCAGCATCAACATATTTATTATAATCATTCTTAGGTATGCGGATAATTTGAGTGTATCTTGGTGATGTGTAGAGATCTTTGCTCTCTGGCGCAACAACAAAGTCTTCTGCCTTTACAAACTGAGAGCACTGCCTTTGCATATTTGCATCCCACCAGACCTTCTTGAAAGTCTGACCAATGAGTGGCAGGTGGAAAAGCATTTGATCAAGGTCAGGAAAATACTCAGGCATCTCCTGTGTGATTTGGTAATTCATATAATCACGAACACGACGAGCTTGTTCTTCTGTCTCTTCATTCGGCTCGCCAACAATGGTTGCTTTGACCGGACCACCAGCAGGATACAATTCTGCTATGGCTCGGGCATTGAACTGTGTTGCAGCTTCTGCGATCAGCGGATGAACAACCATGCTCAGGCCACGAGAAGCACGGGCATCTTCACCCTCATCCATGCCGCCATCAGGATCAAGAGTTTTCAGGCCACTCTTGTATCGCTCTTCCCATTCAGTTCTTGCAGAGCGGTCTGTGTTGTAAAAGCCAATGAGGTCAGAGGCTTTCTTCTTCAGCTCTTTCTCATCAAGCTGCTCTGCGATGTTGGAATCAAAATTGTCGTTTGATTCTTCAACAGCATCAAGATCAGGATCTCCGACCAGAACCTCGTCTTTGCCAAATGGCTCGACAACAAGATCGTCCGGTGGAGCACCTTCAGCAAAGGGAATGGATAATTCAGCCATACATACTCACCTTCCTTTTTGGCTCTGTCTCCTCATCCTCAAAATCCTCTGAATGAGTGACAAACCAGCCTTTGCGAAGTCTTAACCAAGCCTGTGTGCAGGTATCAACTATATCGTCATTATCACCAGCTGGGAAGGCTGCGCATATGTCTATTAAGTTTTTAGCCCATTTTCTATTAGAAGGAAACCAAATTCTTCCATCTTCTAGCAAAGCACTGCTTGCATGGGCACGAGATTCCTTGTCTCGATCAGGCAAATACTCAAGAACAGGGATGCCAGCCATGCGCAGATCTTGCAGCAAACTCTGGCCAGAGGCTTTCTTTTCTATCAACACAGCATCAGGATCATACTCATAATATGATTCTTGAGCGATGCGTCTTAGCTCTGGGTAAGTGACACGATCATACCACATATCAAGAACGATGGCATTAATCTGACCATACTTGCGGAAGACACCCCATGTGGTTCTTGCAGAGTAAGATGTTTTCTCTTTGGTTGAGAATGCTGTGTCCCAGGACTGGATGATGTATTCAACATCTGGCAGATCTTCTTTCTCCCAAGGCACCCACCACTCAGCTTTCAAGATGCCTCCACCTTTGGGCATTGGCCTTTGTTGTAACTGGCCAGCGGCAGCATATGTCCCCAGAGACCTTTCAAGATTTTCTAGAGTTTTCTCATCAATCCTTTCTGGCCAAAGAAGCTCACCCTCTTGAGTACGAGGATCTGTGAAGAATAAACTAGACTGTGTTGGTGTTGGATGTCCGATCTCATACCTCGCAGGAAGGCAAAGATGGTCCCACTCTTCATGCTCATTGGCGAGGATGTGTCCAGTCAGATCATTCTCGTGAACACGCTGCATAATAATTATGAATGCACCTGTCTTTGGATCATTGAGTCGAGACTGCATAGCTTGGTCCCACCACTCAAGAACACCCTCACGCACAGCAGAAGATTCTGCCTCGCGCACGTTATGAGGATCATCAATAATAATTATGTCGCCACCCTCACCAGTCAAAGCACCATCAACAGACGTTGCAATTCTCTGGCCAGTCTTGTCGTTCTCGAATCTTTGCTTTTGGTTCTGGTCGCCAGTCAAAACAAATGTGTCACCAAAATGATTTTTGTACCACGGACTATCGATCAACCGACGACACTTGACTGAGTCGCGAACAGAAAGTGATGCTGCATAAGATGCAAACAGGAATCGTTTCTCTGGCTGGAGAGTCCAAGTCCATGCTGGCAATGCCACAGCAACAGAGATAGACTTCATATGCCTTGGCGGGATATTTATTATCAGACGACAAATGTCACCTTCGACGACAGCTTGCAGGTGTTCAGAGATTGCATCGATGTGCCAGTTGTCAAAGAAGTCTCTGCCAGGTTCAATTACTGGCCAGCAACTCTTGGTAAACTCCTTCAACGACCTCCTCATCTTCTCCGCTCTCACTTGCGTCAATGACAGCGTGTTCAAGTACTCGTTCAATTGTGGTGAGGTCATCATCATTCAATCTGGTTATGTCCAGAACCTTTCTCTCTTCAATCTGAGCTGTCACTTCAACAGCCTTCAAATCAGGGATGCATTTGCCTAGCAAAGTTTTAGCGGCCATAACACGCAGCTCTGGATCTGCAGATATGTTTCCAGCTTTGGTTGCTATGCCTTCTTCGTCTTTTGCATAAACAGGGAAGATCTCTTTGCCCTGCATAACCGCTGCAAGAAATCCAACAGGGTCTGCTTGGCCCATGATCCAATTGATTGTGGCTGGATGGTTCCATTTGTAACGACCAGAGCGTGCTGGCTTCTGACTAGCTGCTGGCTCAACAGACTTGAACCTGCCTTCCCAGCCAGTTGGCTTCTCTTTGGCTCGCAATGGAGAGTCAGGATCAAACTTAGGACCATTCTTCACAGGCCTCTTAACAACAACGCCATGATCCTCCTTGGGAGGGTGTTTGCGTGGTCGGCCTCTTTTTGGTTTCTCCTGATCCTTTTTCATAGCTTTATAACCTGTTTGCAGTGGTTAGCTGAAAATAACTGTTGGCATTATTACTCGTCTCTGGGCAAAAAGAAAGCCTCTTGCGAGGCTTTAAGTTTACAGGGAGGAGAGGCGAGCTAAAGCTCACCACGTCCCCTGTTTTATCTTATGTGGAAGAAAAACACAAGCATTGGTTTGCCATGTGCGATCTTGATTGTAAGTCTTCTCACCACAACCAACAGCCCACTCAATAAAAAGTACAAACACAAACAAAGCGACTGCTGCACAAACAAACACTGAAAGAAATTTCATTCAGACCTCCATGTCAATTTTCTTTTGCTGGATGACCAACAGATCTCTGGCCTGTTCATAGAGCGCAGAGAGTTTTTTGAACAGCTCACTACACTTCATCATCGTCAATCACCTTGTGAGCTATGATCTGTTTGTTGTCACCATTCAGCCGATCAATGATCAGGGTGGCACGAACAATGCCAGCGGCTGTTGCCTCATCTTCATAAATCTCATCCCAATCATCTTGATCAGGATTCTTGAAGACTTTCAGCTCCTGCCGATGGCCTCCGACTGTTGACAGTGAGATTGTGTACCCACGGTACTTAAACCTAACACCGCGCCAAGAGTCGAACTTTTCATCGACCCAGATCTCCATCAGTCAGTCTTCCAAACACGAAGGTTGCCATCCTCATCAGTTCTTGTTGTTATCTTGACACCAGCATTTAATGCTGCTCTGGTGAGCAAAGACCTTGCTTTGAGCTTGTCAACAGAGTTTGCAGCCTTAATGAGGAAGCTGTCGCCAACTTCCATTTCTGCAAATACTTTGCGATAGACAGAGGATTTAGATTTTAAAGATCCCTGCCCACTGATAGGAATGCCCTTTTCAATCTTGATCTTCATCAAACTTCCTTTCTAAAGGTTCCACCCCAAAAGCTCCGCCATCCTTCCGGACCGGAGCCAATGGGCGCTGCTGCGCAATGCGGAGCGTCTTAAATGTCTCTTAGCTCAATGGTAAAAATGTTTTTGTGACCGTCCACTACGGACTCGTTTTCAAACCTTCTGGCATCTCTCTTGGCGATGCGCTTGGCCCTTTGAACGTCACCAGCAGCTTCAAACAAGATCGCCGAGGCGCTAATATACTGGTCGCCATTCTCGTCGATGATCGCCCAACTTTGTTTTACGTTTGTCATGTTCATTTCCTTTCTCAATGTAAGGTTAGTATGCCTGAAAACGAGATAAAAGGCAACTACTAATTTCATCAATGATATCAACAACGTTCCCAAAGACTGGGTTACTGGTTCCAGTCCATCTGAAATCTGGAAACGACTTTAATCCCTTTACCCATAACGATTACAGCGAGACCGAAACCACGAAACCGCAAAAACCCATTTTTTAAAATTAAATTTTTTTCTTGAAATATTTTCCCTTACGTAAGATAATCCTTTTCTTGTCTGATCTCATCAGGCAGTCTTGACATTGCTAAGGTTGAGGAGAAAGACGGAGAGATAAACATTCTGCTTGTAGTATCCCCCGATTTTGCAGGCAGCTGGCTGTGGATGATGCCAGACATATTATCAATCGACGGGAAGGGTGGATGAAAGCATCAGGACCGGAGAACTGATGCAAGTAAGTTAAGCCTTGGCAGTGTTTTTAGAAAGGACAGAAAGATGTCAAAAGTCTATGTTGTGAATCGCCCAGTTAAAAATAAGTATGGGTGGACTCCAGACCTCAGTGATGCCTCGCGGTATGGTGCACTTGAGGTAGTGTTCGAACCAAACGACAAACCACAATTTGTTCCTGGACCTTCAATCCAGAAGGCCAGACGAGTAATGAAAGACTTTGGTCCAGAGGATTATATCCTTTGGCCTGGAGGTGGTGACCCGATTGCTGTGATGGTAGTGATTGCCATTGCCAGCGAGCTGTCACCAGTCGTGCGCATCCTACGTTGGGAGCGTAATATCGAGGAGGGTGAACGTGACCGTCGCAAAGGATGGTACATGCCTGTCACTCTCGAATTGAGAAAGGATCAACATGAAAATCGATCTGCTTGAGGACGTAGCACCTGCGTCCAACGAACTAGGTGCAGTCGCAGATATGGCAAATCAAATGCTTGAGCTCCAGAACGAGATCAACCGTCTTGAAGAGTCATTGAAGCAAAAGAAGCAGGATCTCACTAAGTTGGCTGAACAGGACTTGCCAGATCTAATGCAAGAACTGAATGTCAGAGATTTCACTTTGTCCAATGGTGCCAAGGTTGAAGTCAATGACATCGTCTCAGGCTCTGTCCC